CCGAGTTCAAGGTAGTTCTCGCTGAGTATGTACGGATTGTTTGCTTCCTTTGAGAAGTAGGCGGTGTGTCCGCGCCACGTGGCTTTTCCCGTAGCATCCACGCAGTCCGTACCTCCGTGCGTCTTCACCCATTGATACAAACTACTATTCGGGTCGCCAAAGCCGGGAAGCATCAGCACGTTCAGAGCCATATTATTCGGGATGTTGGCAGGATAGGTTTTGCTACCTGGCCACTTGTCCTTGTCGATACCCTTCGTGAAGTAGAGAACATCGCCTATGTTCAATGGCGGCACATCGTCACCGAAGACGTAGCTGCAGTTCTCCATCGGGAAGTTCTCGATGCCTGCCGTATCTCTGACGTACACTTGATGCTCTTTGCCGTCAATACCTACCTTTACGGTCACAGCAAAGGCTTTCGTGCCACCGAGAGATGCAACATCTACCTCGTTCTTGAAATATGCAGAGGTGGGAGGAATGGGAATGGTTACGAGTTGAACACCATCCACATTGAGCAAATAGCACACCGTCCAACACTGCATACCGAGATTGGCGTAGTATCGAGTCGGAAGGTTCTTGTCACTGCCATACGCATACAGCTTTGTGATAATCTGCTGTTCAGAGTCGGCGGTACGCTCTATCTCATACAATCCATTGCCCTTGCCATAGCTGAACACGTCTTGTGTAGGCAGTCCTGCTGCGCCGATGACAACAACTCTGCCACGTACCACGAAGTTCAGGCCGAACACATCCTTGATGTTCTTCATCGTGTCCCAGACGGTCTGATTGCTCACGCTCACATTCTGGTTCACCTTCTCCTCACTCGTAGCGGCAGGGTCTTCAAAGTACTCTGCATAGACGTCAGAAGCCTTGTCACGAAGGCCTGCATCAGTACCGCATCTCTGCAACGAACGTGACTGTGATGGAGTGACGAAAAGCCATCTATCCCTGCCAGTGATGCCGTTGTCATTGCAGTAGCGGTCAGCGTTTACCTGAAGCCTGTCGGCAAGGTCGTCAACATCATTGCAGAAGAACGAGAACTTCGGAAGACTGCTATAGTGTACGTCGTTGTCGCCGAGAACGTAGTCGAGCATACGGATGTCGGTAAGCTCGTAGCTCAATGAGTTGAACTTCACATTCTCGTAGGTAAAGCCCTCGCCATACGTTCCCCTGCGAGCTTTCTTTACCACTGTCGGGTTGTAGTTGATGACGAACTTCTCACCACGATAGATGATGTAGTCGCCAATCTCGAAATCCACGGGAACGGCACAGCGCACGTTCAACGTCACGAAGCACTCGCCCATCCACTCGCCGTGATACTCCAGTTCAGGATGCACGAAACGTCCCGCAACGCCCGTCTGATGTGCCGATTCGGGAAGGGTAATCTCCCGTGGCTGTCCGTTCTTCTTATAGATAGTCCAACTCATTACGTTGCAAAAATAATTTTTTATTCAATATTCGCAAACAAATAGCAGAAAATTTAATCTATTATTTCACACTGAGAGTAGCGGCACCAATCTCTACCCGGTGCAAAATGTCGTAGATAGACGCTGCTGCCTCGGCATTCGCCCTAGTGTTGGCTGCTATCTGCTCCTGATAGGCCACCTGCTGCTCTGCGATGACATTCGTGCGTTGTACGGCTACGGTGATGGCCGGGAGGCTCTCCTCAAGCACCAGTCTGTTCATGCTCACATCGGCACGGATGGCATTGATGTACGAAGCAAGGAGATCGGCCGTGTCCTCGGTGATGCTCTTGATGGTGTTTGATGTGCCGCCCTTTGACGAACTGCCATCCTCACCCCATTCAATACCCATAGACTTTAAGGCCTCGGCAACGACATCGTATACATTCTTGCCACTCTCAACAGTACTCTTCAATTCCAAGAGCTTGTCAACCAACTGGGAGGCTTCACGAGGCGTAATTTCAACTCCTCCTACGCTATCTGTGGTGGCGATACCATTGCTACCGAAAAGGAAGTTTGAGAGGCTATCCATTGCAGGCTTGACAACCTGAATCTTGATGATGTTACTCACCACGCTCTTCATAATGTCGGCGACCTTCTTGTCGAAGGCTTCTGCGGCATCCTCTCCAGCTGCGAATGCATCAACGATGGCTGATGTAAGGTCTGATGCCCAAGACTCCAAGTCGAGGCCGTATCTCTGCTCACCCAATTCCTTGTAGAAGGTGGCAAGTTGTTGCTTGGCCTCCTCAATCTGCTGTTCGAGGTCTATAATCTTGTCTGGGTCGTCTTTCTTCTTCTTCTTCTCATTGGCAAGTTGACCTTCCAATTCCCTCTCCTGTTGCTCAAGGTTTCTGATCATCTCAGTGCTTTGTTCCTTGGTGATGACGGAGAGTTGGTTTCCTATCTGCCATTGGAGGTTCTTATAAGCATTCTGCAACCTCTTCACCTCGCGTTGGCTCTTCTGGATAGCCTTGTCCAACTTCTTGTCATGATACTCTGCGATGGCAGAGATGCCGTTTGCGATGCCGTTGATGACAGCAAGTGGGTCACCAGTTGCAATACCTTTTGCGATATCACCGCCTGCACCAAGCAAGTCTCCAGCCAAGGCAAAGCCGTCTGCAATGTCTTCGTTGCCGAGGGTGTCAAACATCGCGCCAAGGGCTTCTGTTGTTCCTCGTGCCGCATCCATGACGTTGGCCAAGTCTTGTGCGATATCCCTGAAGGTGAGGTCGGCTTTGCCGTCATTGTCGGCATCCTTGCCCGAAATCCAATTCCAAAGACGCTTGAAGGAAATGCTGAGTTCGGGAACCTTCTTGCGCAGCTTGTCCAACTGTTTCTCTAATCTCCTATATTCATCAATGGGAATGAAGTCGGGTTTTCCTTCGGCATTGATGTACTCGTAGCCAATCAACTCGCCATTTTGGTTTCTGACATCCTTGGTCTTATACCTGTCGACAAGATCCTTCCAAGCCTTCGTATGCTCGTAGAGGGCCTTTATTTGGCGAATGCTCATATCGGTGGTCTCGACAAACAATGCCTTGAACTCCGGGGAGATAGAGAGTAGCTCGCCCTTCCACCTCACGATTTCACTTTCCAACTCTTCTATCTCTGCCGAGTGGTCTATGCCATCGTTCTTGTTTCGGAGTTCATTGATATTCGACTCGTTGTCGGCAATCTTTTGCTGTAGACTCTTCATGGAGGACATTGCGTCAGCAGCTTTCTCAAGTGCCTCGGTGTAGTTATTCCTCGTCAGGTCTACAATCCTCTTCCAAAGGTCATAGCCACCAGCGACACCCTTGAAGTGTTCCTTTGCAGCCTCATCGCTCATCGTGTAGTCGATGGTAATCTCGCCGGACACCTCCATTAGTTTCTTCTCCAATCCTCTTGCGGCATCGTCCCATATGCGTGAGTCAGAGAATGCCGCCTTTGCGAAATCGCGGTTGTTGGTCTTTTCGAACAGAGACTTGTATAGGTCATACTTGGAGAGTTCCCGGTCAGCGTATTCCTGCATCTCCTTCACGGCTTTATCGAACTCTTCCTTGAACTTTAACTCAAACTCCTTCTCGTCAATCTTCGTAATCAAGTCTGTAAGGAATGTCTTCCGCTCCTCCGACGGCTTGGCACCAATCTCGGCCTCTACCTTCTTCCTGAAGTCCTTCAGTACGGAGAGGTAGTCGTCAATGTTCCTTGGAAGGTCTTTACCCTTGAGGGCATCGGTGTTCAATGCCTTCTCCATAGCCTCATCCTTCTGGAGGTATTCTGCGTATCGCGTGTATATCTTATAGAAGTTCTCCAACTCCTTCTCGCGCTCACGCATAGACTTCAGCCAAGGGTCGGACTTCGAGCCAGTACTCTTATTCTTGTTCTTATTCTTGTCCTTCGTCGGGTCTGTTGGCGAGATGCCAGTTGACTTAAAGAACGACATTGCCTGCCTAACAACCTTTTGGCGTTCTCTGATGCCTTCAAGCATCTGCTTGGTAACCTCGTCACCATTTGCCAACTGCTTAATCTGCTCATCAGTAAGAACACTCACCTGATCAGCAGAGAGATGGAACTTTATCAGTATCGGCTCTCCGTTCTCAATGTCGTCCTTCGCCTTGGCGTACTCCTCGCGAATCTTCTTTACGACCTCGAAGATATTTGTTGCACCATCGATGTTGATGAGGAAGTCTTCGCCAATGAGTTTGTTGATGTCCTCTTTCAGCTCTGATATCTTAATTCTCTGCTCAACGATGTTGACATCAATGACGATTTCGGGGAACTTCGTCTTGCACAGCTCCATCCAACGACGCTTGACCTCGTCTGCTGTTACGCCTGCCTTAACGGCTGCGTCTGCGAATTGCTGTGTAAGTGCCAAGCCGAGAGATTCCCGGTCTTTTGGTGTCAGGTTCTCTATATTCAACTGCTCACGCATATTTTCAGCAACCTGACCGAACTCCTCTTCAAGTTCATTAAATGCGCCTTCAAGACTACCAGTGAGGAACGCGCCAAAGGTTCTTTCTCCTGTTGAGCCAGCCCAACTATCCTCAAAACTCTTGACTGCATCCTCGTACTTCTTCTGGTTGGCGGCAAGGAACTCTATTTGCTTGTTTAGGTTGTCAATAGGGATGTTGTTTTCCTCCAGTGCCTTGGCAAATGTAGCATTCGACCTCGCAGCATCCAGAGCCGTTGAAACTTGTTCTTTTTGTGCGCTGACAGTCGCATTAATGAGCTTAATATGCTTCCTATAAGCATTGTCATAGTCCTTCAAATCTGTAAGAAGGTCATCATCAATCCAACCTCCGTTGGCCTCTTTAATGGCATCGTTCATTGCCTCGCCAACTTTTCCCATCATGGCCACGGACTGCATGACGAGCTGCACCTTCTCGCGAAGGATATCGTATTGCTCTGCAAGGGAATGCACGGACTTTCCGTTCTCATCAGTGGCATATGCAGCATTCAGCATCACATTAGGTGCAGCAGAGTATTCCTTGATGAACTTCTCCCATATCTCAATATTCTTCTGCATAGTACTGCTGTCCACCTCGAAAGCCCAAGGAGCATTGACAGTGCCGTACACCTTGCCGAAGTTCTCTACATCGACATTCTTTCCTCCTACATTGAAGGTCATCTGCGTATCGCTCATTATCTGATGGATATTGCGAATACCTTCAGCCATACGGTTGAACATCTGGTCGTTGAGTTCCTTTGCCCGCTCTACCTCTTCATTGTTTTTTTGCCAAAGGGCTATCACGGATGCAATAGCTGCATAGAAGCCAATCTGCGGAAGTGCGCCTACGAATCCTTTCCAAAGGGATGTCAATGCATTTCCAAGACCTCTGACGGCAATAGCAGAGCGGAGCATCCACCCATTGACGAACGACAACCTCTTTCCAAACATCGTAAACACCGGGTTGGTGGCTCGCATATTGGCGAGAAGACGGAGTTGGGCAACACTATACCTACTCGTTGCGATGGCATTCTGGTATAAGCCTGCGTTGACCTTTCCACTGGTGGCAATCTGCTGTAACTGCGACTCAGAAACACGATATGCACTGGCGGCAAGTTTTGCCTGCTCAACACTCAACCTATGGGCGGCAACGGCTTGTAGTAACTGCTGCTTTGTCAGTTGGCCAGTCACACGCAACATGTTAATCTGCTCTGCCGTTGTCTTGCGAGAGATTTGGTTGATGATGCCGAACCGCAACTGCATAACAGCGAAGCCCCTGTTCATAGCCAAACTAGCGGCCTTTGTAACACCCATAACGGCAGCAGCGGAAGCAAGTATGGAGATGAATGTCTTCCACCTCGTTGTGACGGCCATCAGAGCCTCTGCCGTTCCCTTCAGCATATCGCCCATCTTCGACTCTGCAATGTCACCATACATAATGTCGATAGAGTCGCGGAGGTTCTTCCACTTGGCTGATACGCTATCTGAGATCTTCTCCTGCATGTTATAGAACATACCGCCCTCGTCGGTCATGCGCTTAATCTGCTCGATAACGTCCTCGTAGCTGACCTGACGCTTGGAGATACGCTTCTGCACCTCTGCCGTGCTAACGGCTCGCTTCTCCACTTCGGAGTAGTAGTCGGCAAGCATCTTCAGCATCGGGATGTTGTTCATTGAGAACTGACGAAGGGTGATACCAGTCAGGTAGGTTGCACTCTTAACGTGACCGAGAGCCAAGGCGAGTCGACCGATGTCCTGACCAGCACCTGCGGAGATGTCGGCAAGTCGCCTAGTCATATCAAACAACTCGCTCTGCTCAATACCGAATGCGGCAAGCTGCTTGGAGTATTGGTCGAGTTCCACAACACCGAACGGAGACTTGATGGCAAGACTCTTGATGCTCTCGAAGAGGTCGTTAGCACGAGCGGTGTCGCCGATGATGGCACCCATAGAGATACGCTGCTTCTCCAACTGGCCACCAATCTCAACGACATTACTCAAGAATTCCTTTGCGGCAGAGACGGCAAACAAAGAACTAATGGCACTACCGA